TCAGGCTGGGATCAGGCCGTAGACGATCAATTCCTGGGCCGTCAGCTGGCGGTTAAAATCCACCTTACCAAAGCACCGGCCCCCGATGGCTGGGGTGTATGGGAGGCTGCCCCAGGGAACGATGAGGATCACTCCGGGTGGGAGCGTGGCCTTGACCATGTGACGGTCACGCATGTAATATGTAAAGACGGCGCGGCGCTGCCGGTTCAGTTCCTCGCAAAATTCCTCATAGGACATTTGGCCCATCTGCTGCATGGCCCGGCTTGCAGCTGCCAGCTGCTCGGACGTCCAATCTCTCGACATGCTTTTCATCCTCCGTTTAGAATCCCGATAGACGGGCGAGATGGCACCGCCCTGCTCGCCTCGTCCGTGGTTATGGTAAATCATCAGTCGGCAGCGGAAAGCTGCTGCAGGCGGGAAAGCTGGCTTGCATTCATTCCCAGGATGTTGTATCCGATGCTTTCCAGATCGGTGGCCCTGTCGTAGCTCTTCACGTCCTGGCTGTAGCGGGTGACTGCATTGGCCAGGCCGTACAGGCTCAGGTTGCCATCATGGATCAGATGGTTGAGGACGCCCTTTCCCTCATTCTGCGTCATGCCGAACTCGGTGGCGGTCAGCTCGACGAACTTTGGAATGTCTTTGGTGACGAGCTTGATGCCGTTGGCGATCCGCATGGTATCCACAACCTTATTGAAGCGAATCACGTCAACGGCGGCGCGCACGGTGTCGCGGATCTTGAGCATGAAAGCGTGATTGTCGGCCATGATTGTCTCGTCTGTAAAAATCTGGAAGTTATCGCCCACGCTATTGGCCTTGCCGACGTGGTACTTGCGGGCGGCAGCGTCATTGACGACCATCCCGTTCGTGCACACCAGGCGATAGAGCAGCGGGACGACGGTCACGCCGCCGAGGCCCACTTCGCTGTTGGTGATCATCACGCCGGCCTGGACGGTATCACCGGGCACCACGTCGGCCTGAAGGCGAGGATTGACGACTTTGAGATACATGCGACTTTCGGTGACCTCGCAGCTCTCGATCCGGGCGTCCTTAATTTCCCCCAGGATGGGGAGGACGGCTTCGGCGATCTCGAAGTTGTCGATACGGCGGTACTTATCGGAGAGGACCGCGCGGGCGTTGCCGTCCAGGGAGCGGATCATGCGGGTTTGCGGATTGTGCTGGAACCAGCCGTTGATGTTCTCGGTCAGCAGCTCGGGATACTCGGTGCGCATCCGATCATAGTACGGGGCGGGGATCTTGAGCATCGTCCCGATCTGGCGGTGGGCGTTCTCGTTGAGGCCCATCATTTCAACGACGTGGTTCTGATCATTGCGGAGGGAGAGCTGGAAGCCGCCATCCACGGCGTCCAGGCTGATGTTGCGAGTATCGGAAATGAAATCGCGCTTGGCGGCGCGCTGGCGCTCCAATTCGGTGGCGAGTTCGATAAGGCTGCGTCCGGTCTTCATGATGATTTTCCTCCTATCACTTGCTGTTGTTCTTGGTGGCGGCCTGCTGGGCGAAAAATTCGTCCCAGCGGGACTTGTTCTGCTTCTCGGTCTCCGCCATCATGCGGAGTTTGTCGAGGATGCTCAATTTGCTGTGATGAGCGTTTACCATGTTGTCCTCCTTATCCTTCGATGGCGCTGTTGAGGTAGTCCAGAACCTCGTCAACGCCATTGAATGCGCTGTCCAGGTTGTCGGCGGCGGCCTCCATCGCCTCGCCGCGCTCACTGCCTTGCAGGTTCTCTGGCAGGTTGTCATAGGCTTCCTGCTCCTCGTCCATGATGGTCTCGAGGCGGGACTTGAGCTCTTCCAGGTCGCTGATGATCTCCCGGATGGCCTTTCTGCGGGGTGCGTTCATCTGCTCCGTTCCTCCTTTCAAACATTGACGCTGAAGATGATGGCGGGGATTTTTTCATGCTCGCCGGTGCGGACGTTGGCATACCTGCCGTTGATCTGGGCCATGCCGTCCATGCTGTAGCCGTGCGCTGTCAACTCCCACATGGCGGAAATGGCGCTGCTCCAGGTGGAGGAGAAGGCGAAGCGCTGAATGCCGAAGCGGTGAAAGATCGCCGTGACCTCCTCGGCCTGATAATCGTGCACATCGTCCAGGGCGATCAGTGTGTTGCCGCGCTCCTTCATGTCGGTGTACAGGCGAAGCATGTAGCAGAATTCCCGGCCATTGTCTTCGGCTTCCTGGCAATGCGCTTTGTGCAGGTCGCGGGCGGCTTCCATGCCGGCCTGATCGTTGGCAGCCTCAGCGGCATCGTAAGCAGCTACGTTGGCGGCTTCCTTTTCATAGAGGGCGATAACCTTTTCCATCATTGTCCTGGTCTCCTTTCTTAACAGGTTTTAAGATAATCTTTTAACCTGTAGAATATATATTAACATATGTTTAGTCTGAAATCAAGCCTTTTTTCTTAAAAAGTTTTTAGATTTTCTAAAAATCTCTTAAGTCAGCAAGAGCAGGGGGACGCAAACAAAAAAAGGCTGCCGTGCGGCCTTTATTCGATCCATAATCTTTCTGGGACATTCCTCAGCATGGCGTCCAGCTTTGAAACCTCCTGGCCGAAGTCAAATTTGAAGTGGAAGGTCTCGACCTCCGCCAGCTCGTATTGCGCCTCGATCCCGCGCACGATCTGAAGCAGGCCCTCGTTTTGGTTCTTGAGGATGTCGATGGATGCCCGCAGGCAATCGTAGCGGAACATAAGCGCCATGTACTGCTGGGCGATGCGCAGGCACGCGCCGGCGGCGTTGAAGATGTCTGTCTTTCGCAGCTGCATCAGCTTATCCCGGGCGCAACGCTCCGCGTAATCGTCCTCCCAGGGCTCCAGGCCGTAGTAGTCGCCCTCATATTCGTCGTATCCCAGATAGCCGCCCCTCGTGCCTACGGCGGGGAAGAAGGTGTCAAAGCATTCCGGCACCCAGCTTTCGTCCAGATCGCTTTCCATGCGTTCGGCGTCGGCCACCAGGTCGGAAAACGCCATGCGGAACTCCCAGGCCTCGTCGGTGTCCCCGTCCAGGGCCGCGACCAGGGCCTCGTCATCCTCCGTCCAGGATAATTCGGTCGCGTCGCTCTGAATGTCGTGCAGGTCGCTTCTGATTTGCTCCAGGTTCAGGGCCTTGGAGATGGGCTTTTTGTAACGCAGCTTGCGTGCCTTTTCGCGGCGCATTTCTTCCGGTGTCATGGGCTGTCCTCCCTTCCCGGCTCACTGAGCCAGCTCATAGGTCACGCCGGAATAGCCGTTCGCTGCGGCGTTATTCTCGGCATTGTTCAGGTTTGAGATCAGGGAGCGGATGGTGGCGGGGTGGGTATTGATCTTCTTGTTCCCGCGCTCGTGCTCCCAGCTGCGCCCGACCTCAAGAGTGTAGCTGAACTTGCGGATCAGTTCTTCCAGGGTGCCGCAGAAGGAGGTTTCGCGGCCGCGGCGGTGCATAATGATGGTGTATTGCTTCATGGTGTCTGTCCCCTTTCTCAGAAGTGAAGCTCAAGGCGCGGATCGCAGCTTTCGATCTCCTGCACCAGATGGGCGGCGCGGGCGATCTCGTCAGCGGTGTGCAGAAGATCCTCGGTCGTGGGATTGCCGCCCATTTTGCGGACGCTGGCGCTCACGGTGATGCGGCCGCGGTAGATGCGGTTCTTCCAATCGCTGTTGTCATCCTCGACGGAAATAGTGAAGTTGACTTCCTCGGAACGGATCGAGTAAAATTGGTTCATGCCGGTGCTGAAGACCTCGAAGCCATGCTTATTGCCCAGTTCATGCAAAATAGCCTCGTTGAAATCGGAATAGCTGGTGAATGTCATTGTCTTTTCCTCCCGATAATGATTTGCCGGGTTTAGCCGCTCGGCCCGGCGGATTGTCTCAGGTGCGCTGCTTTCCAAGCAGCTGCTGCATGCGCTCATACTCGCCGGCGGTATCGATCACGTCGTTGGTAGCCGACTCCCAATGCTGACTGGTCAGCTTGATCATGGCCTCAATCTCCTTGGCCTGTTCCCGCAGGGCTTCAAGCTTCTGCTGCACCCGACGCTGTTCTTCCTTAGCCCGAATGGCCGCATCCTTGGCGTTCTGAACGTCAACGATCAGATGTTCCAGCTCTTTGATAGAGATCATGTCGCAGCCCTGAACAGCGCCGAGGAAGGTATCGAACTTGAACTCCTTCTGATCGAAGGCCAGGGCGGCCCACACGCCGTTGTAATTCAGCAGCTGATGTTCAGCGTTCAGGCAGGAGGTGGCTTCGACGCTCACAAGATACTTGGTATTGACTTCGACGATGTACTTCATGGTTTTAATCTCCTTTCTTATTTCCGGAAGGTGGGAAGGCCGAACACGATAGCGATGGCCTTGCGGATGCTCAGGTCATTGCCGAGGTAGCCGTTCCGCTTGATGGCCTTGGTAATGCCGGTGTTGTTGTCGATGGCGAAGGTGGCACGCTCTATGAAATCATCATAGGTGGTGAAGCTGATACCGCAGACCTGAGTATCCTTGAAATTGTATTTCATGCCTTGTCCTCCTTAACAGATGTTTATTTTATCTTTCAATCTGTTGTATATATCTTAACACATTTAAAGATAAAATACAAGCCATTTTCTAAAAATATTTTTAGATTTTCTATATTGACTTTTAGATAATCTAAACATATAATTATATTCGGAGGTGTGCAGTATGATCCGATACTACCGTTTGTTTGATCTGCTCGCCCGCAGAGGGATGAAAAAGCAGGATTTGTATGCTATCATGACCCCGCCCATTGTGGCGAAACTGTCAAAAGGAGAGAGTATCACCACGACCACGATCGCCAAAATTTGCGAGTTCCTGGGCTGCCAGCCGGGTGACATCATGGAATATGAACCGATTCCCAAAAACGAAAAAAAATCCCCGGAGGTCTGATACCTCCGGGGACGCTTTTTTTATTCCGTTCGCCCCAATACACGCTGGGACATGGTTTCATCATACATTTTCAGGCGGCTTTTCTGGCTCGGCGGGCTGCTTCACTTCCAGGGTGAGGTTGCCGGCGCTGCCGGCGTCCGCCCAGCCCTCGGCGAACATGTAGGCGATGGGCGTTACGCCCAGCATGATCAGCGCAGCAACTTCCTGAGCCATGGATTTGTCTTTTTTCAGAAAGATCAGCAGCGCGGCCACAAATTCGGCCACAGCGGCCCAGAACTTGCGGGAAGTCAGTTTGCGGATGATATTTTCTTTGGTCATGGCGGATTCTCCTTTCTTGATAAGCCTTATCCCGCCATGCTACAATAATTATAGGCCGTGGCAGGAAGGAGGGTAATGGAATACACTTACATGAATGTTGATGGTAAAATGACCATCAAAACGCCAGGAATCACGTCCACTGAGCAAATTAAAACCGAAGTGCTGAAACATGATGCAAGTGGCATTATCACAAGACTAACCTATCCAAACGGATTTATTATCGAAAGTGATATTTGCCCCACTTCCATCATGTACAAATGCAATCAGCCATTAAAGGATTGCGGAAACGGCGTGTTTGTCGCTCCTACAGACGAGTAAATCCCGTCCTTTGTCACTGTTACCGTTGATTGCTTTTTCCCGTCAGACACGATAACAGTATAGCTTTCATCTGTCTTAATCTCTTGAACAGCCACGGCTTTCTCCTTTCTGTTTTCGGGTAGTTTATGGCAGGGCAGGAATATTGTTCCGCGCAGGAAGGGCAGACTTGCCACCCTTCCGGCACTGTTTCCCCGCAGAACACACAGCGGTTGTCCATGATGCGCTCCTTTCACCGAACGGCCATGTATGTATCAAGTTCCTTTTTCACGTCACGCAATTTTTCGTGGTCGTTCCCACTGATAAAATGCATCAGCATGGCATTCATCACGTTCAGGATTTGGGTCATGTCTGCCCTGTTTTCATCAAACCTGGCATCACCACGGGCAAGCCGTTCCTCGCATTGCGTCATCCGCTTGTTCAGATCTGCAATAGCGGCGTTTTGCGCGGCCTCTGCGGCCTTCCGTTGGTCGGCCTTGGTAAGTTTCTGCATGGCCTCAACAAACTTCCACACGCCAACAAAAAACGCCATTACAATGCTGATCACTGCAAGGGCGTTAATGACATCCTGGGGGGTTATCTTGTCCATTTGGTTCCTCTCCTTTGTCAGGTAAGATTATCAAGGGATTTTTCCGCTTCATCGATGTATGCGCGGGCTTTCCTCAACGCTTCACGCACAGCAGCCACATGATCGTAAAGCACGCCGCCGCCATTTGTGCCATGCAAAAACTCTGATTTCATGTACCCGCTTCGGCTATCATACTGCACATGTGCCCAGTCACCGCTTTCATCCAGCACATTCACCTGTTTTCCAACGGCTACACGAGCAATGATGGGATAGGTCAGCCCGGGGCCTGTGCGAAGGTTCACTGGCTTGCCGTCATCAGATGTGACGGTCATGTAATTGTCCGGCACCTTTTCAACACCTCCGTTATAGGTCACGGCTTTCAAATATCCGCAATAATCCCACCCATCCGCAATCTTGCTGCGCACAAAGCCGGAGGCGGTGCTGCGGCTGTTGAGCACATAGCGCGGGTCGGTATCGATGAGGCCGATGTGATAATAGTCGTTCAGGTCGCCGGTATAGTATTGGCCGCCCTGCCTGTACTCGGCGGGCAGGTCGTACTGCTGCTCCCCGGGCCTGCGGGCCTTGAAGGCCGCCATGCCGGGCCGGGCCTGGGCAATGGGCAGCAGCTCCCCCACGTACTTCCGGGCGATGCGGTTGCTGCCGTGGTAGATGCTCAGCCCGTGCTGCCTGTAGGCCCACACAAAGGCCCCGCTGCAGTCCGCCACCCGGTGGCCCACCCACTGTTGGCCGTACTTTCGCACCATTTCGCTGGTCGCCCTGTCCTGCTTCTCCTGGGTCCACATTTCCCCGGCGGTGGCGGGAATATACCCCCACCTGTCCCGGAGCATGGTCTGGAAGTCAGCGATCAGCGCCTCCCGGGCAATCATGCTTTTCACTCCCCTTTTAATATACAATGGCAACGCCCGCAAAATTGACCGTGCCTGCGGCGCTGTACTTCACCGTGACGTTGCCGCTCCCACTGTCGTATGCGACGTCCGCGTCCGCCCCGGCAAGATAGGTAACAGAGATGCCGCTTCCCGTTTTCCAGATGATAAATACCTTCTGCGCGCTCAGGGAAACCAGCGCCTGCTGGCCGCTGTTCATCGGAAAGGTCATGGACGTCCCCCAGCTTTGCCGGTACGCCGCCGGCGCGCCGATATTGTCCGGCGTAATCCCCAGCTTCGTCCTTGCGTCTGCGGCGTTGGCCGCGCCGGTGCCGCCGTTGGCAAGGGGCAGCGTGCCCGTAACGCCCGGCCGCGGGCTGGCTTTCATCACGTTATCGGCAGCCGTGCTGCCAAGGTTAACCAGCATGGAGGGGCTGGCTGTCAGCCCCGTCCCGCCCTGGGCCACGGTCACCGGGGCTTTTGAGGTTAGAATAAAATACCATTTGTCGGTGTCCGTTGCCTCCGGAATCGGCAGCAAAAACCGCTCCCCGCCGGCGGAACCATTCGCATACGAATCAATGGTCATCCGCTGGCCGGTGTTCCGAATGCTAACCGTTGGCGATCCGCTTGCCCCCTTAAAGTTGATTCCAAGGTAATTGTTCCCGTTTGAAAAGGTCAGCGGCCCGGTCATCTCGTCCCCGGCCTTGTCCACCTTGCCGGTTTCCAGGGCGGTGATGCGGTTGTTATACTGCTGGATGCCCTGGGCGGCCTGGTTGGCGTTCTGGGCGGCCTGGTTGGCGGCCGCTGCCGCGGTATCCGCCGCCGCAGCCTTGGTATTGGCGTTGTTGGCCGCGGTATTGGCCGCGTTGGCCTTGGTGTTGGCGTTGGACGCCGCGGTGTTCGCCGCGGACGTGGCGGCCTCCGCATCCGCCGTGGCCTGCTCCATCACGGCGATCTGGGCCAGCAGCTCCTCCAAAGAGGGGATCACATGGCCCGGGTCAATGACGGTATCCGTGGTGCTGCGCTGCACATAGCCGGAGCAGGCCCCCAGCACGGTTTTGACGCTGCCCGCCGTCAAGCGGATGGCAATCTGCATGGGCCCGGGCACGGCGTAGGCCGAGGCGGGCAGCACAATGGATGCCTTGTTGCCGCTGAGGGTGCCCGTCACCGCCAGGGTGCCGCCGTCCGCCCGGATGACGTAGCCCGTCACCGTGCCGGAAAGCGCCGCGGGGCTGCCCCCGTCCGTCACCTCCACTGTAACGCGGTTGCCCGCGCTGTCCGCCGTGAACACCACGCCCTGCAGCGCCTGCACCGTTACGGGCTTTTTCAGGTCGCTTTTCAAAAGCGTTTCAAATACGGCCAAAGGTTACACCTCCTTGATCAGCTTCAGCTGCACGCTGCCATCCTGGGTACGTTGCATCATATTCAGCCCGGTGTATCCGGTGTGCCGGATGGCCGGGCCCTCCGGGGGCTGGATTTCCAGCCATTCCAGGCCGTCAAAATCCTGGGCCACCTCAATCAGCCGGCGGCTGTCCCGCAGCTGAATCATGCACGCGCCGTCAAAGGTGGGCGCAAACAGGGCGTCGGCGTCAAACTGCTGGTTCCTGCTGGTGGTGATCCGAATCATGGGCTTTCTCCTCCTCCCGCAGCCCGTTCTTCAGCGCGGACAGGCGGCTGATGCTGCTTAAAATAATCTGCATATTCTCCACGCCGGACACGTTGAGCCGGTTCAGGTCAACGATCACGCTGTCCAGCAGGCCGTATTTATCATACAGGCCGTTCCCGTTGTTGATTTCCATGGTGCCTCCTTTAGCTGTGTCCCAGGTAATAGATGGTGGTGCTGTTGACGGAATTGATTTTGGTCACCTTCACGTTTTCGCCGTCCGCGTTTTTCACCGTGATATCGTAATGGTTTACGCTGGTGACAACCGATTTGGTTTGCCAGGTGGCCTGGGTGGGCGAACCCTGGTTGCCAACATACAGGTTGGTGGCGGACAGCAGGCCCGTATAGGTGTTGGTGGGATACAGATCCACGGTGGTAAAGGACTGGGCATAGCCCGCCTGGGCCGCGTTGAAGGTTTGCAGGGAGGTGTAGCCGCTCAGGTCGATCTTGCCGGCCTGAATCTGCACCCCCTGGGCAGTCTGGTTGATGGTGCTGCTGATGTCGCCCTTGCTCACCTTGCTGGTGATGCCCTCGGCGTTGACGGTGATCCGGGCGGAAAGCGCCCCCTCCGCCGCCGTGGCCCGGGTGACCTCGGCGGTGATGCTGTCCTCCGTCTGGGTGATGCGGCTGCCGATGGTCTCCTCCGCGGCGGTGGCGCGGCCCACCTCGGAGGTGATGGATTCCGCGTTCTGGGTGATGCGGGAAAACAGCGTTTCCCCCTCCTGCAGCCCCGCCACGCCGCTCTTTTGCGCCAGGCTGGTGATGCTGTCCGCCGTCTGGGTGATGCGCGTGCTCAGGTTCCCCTCGGATGCCGTGGCGCGGCTGACCTCCGCGGTGATGGCGTCCGCTGTCTGCCGTATCCGGCTGTATGCCTCGTCCTCCGCTGCCGTTGCGCGGGAGACCTCCGCTGTGATGGCGTCCGCCTGCACTTTGAAGGAGGCGCCCAGGGCGTAGTTTGGGCCGTCCTCCGACGCATACAGCCAAACCCCGTGGGGGTCAATCTCCAGGCCCGCCCTGTGCAGGATATCGCCGTACTGGGTGATATGCCGGTCCGCTGCCGTCCACCTGTACCGGTTCCTGATGATTTCCCGCTCGTTCCTGGTTACGCTCCGCGCGGTGCTGCCCGCCCTGTATGCAATGCCCGCCACCAGGCCGCCGGCATCCTGACGCTTGTTGGCCAGGGAAACCGTCACCCGGGCCGGCTGCCGCAGGATATCCGGATACCGCACCGATACGATGCGCTCGCTGAACACCCGGCCGATATCGGGCAGCGCCACCCGGCATATCCCGCCCAGGTGCATTTCGTCCAGCCGCTCCCCCGTCAGGCGGTTCAGCTCCGTCCCATCGATCTCCAGCTGCACCGACGGCTGAGCGTGCTGCGCAAAGTACCGGGCAATCCACTCCGCCTTGTCCGGCACCTCCGCCGCCCGGATCTCGGCCGCTTTTTCAACAATTCCAAAATCCCTTTTCCCCGCGGCATCCTCGTGTATTTCCAGTGCCGTCACCGGCGCGCCGTCCGCATCCGCCGTTTCCGCAGACAGATACAGCCGGGTGCACAGCCCGCTGTCGTCCACGGTCACGCTGCAGTTTTCCACATTGCGCGGCAGGCGGAATTCGCTCACCACCGCATCGCTGCGACGCAGGAAGTCCAGCCGCCAGGGAAACTCGGAAAAATCAAAGGAATACCCGTATTCCGCCTCCCGGGCCGCCAGGTCATACAGACAGGCCAGGGCGTTTTCGTACCGGTTTTCCAGGCAGCAGGCCGCGCTGTCCTCCACCGTGCCCAGCCGCCAGCATTTTATGCCGTTTACCGCCGCCGTCTGCGCCTCCATCAGCCGCTCCAGCACCTGACGCACCGTGCCGGATATGCTGCCCTCTCCGGAAATCACCGCATCGGCAAACACATCCAGGGCATGGTTCAGGCGGATTCTGCGCTGCTTCCGGCAATCCGTCGCAATGTTCGCCACCCGGAAAACACCCAGGGAGCCGTTCTGCCCGTATACCTCCACAAAATCGTGCATGGCAACGGGCAAATCGTCCTCCTTCAGCACCATGTCCACATGGCTGACGGCATCCAGATTCATCTCCGCCGACAGCGCCGCTGGCCGCAGCCGCCCCTTTTCCCGCAGCCGGTTTCCCATAAGGGCGCTGTCCAGCAGCCTTGGCATCCGCGCGCGTTCCGTGATCAATCGTAATACCCCCTTGCCTTCAGCGTCACGCTGCACTCCCGGTCTGCGGAAAACCGCACCGTGTTCTCCGCCTGCGGCTGCAGCCACAAATCGTCGGCGCTCTCCGCCGTGCGGCAGCACAGCTTTCCGCTGCCCTCCGCCTCCGCGTGCAGCACGCCTTCCCCGTCATACCAAAGCGCCAGCGTTTTCCCCGGGGCCAGCCCCAGGCCGGAAAACGCCAGCGTTTGATTTTCCGCCGTCAGGGACAGGCTGTTCAGCGTGCCTGCCGACAGATTGCCGATGTCCCCCTCCAGGCAGCAGGGCCGGGTTCCCAGGGGGCGAAGGGCAACGCTTCCCGTCCTTCCCCGGCCCGACGCGGCCGCCGGAAACATATCCTGCCAGTACGCCTCGCCGTACGCGGCCAGCGTAAGCTGCATCTCCCGGTTCCACCGCAGCGTGCCGCTCTCCGCAGGCTGGATGCAAACCGCATAAATCCGCTGGCCCGGGCGGGTGCTCATGGTCAGCCAACCCGCCTTCGCCCAGGCGTTCACCTGATTGATTACCCGCCTGCGGGCCGCAAAGTCCGCCTCCTTCACCATGAAGCGGATGATCACATGCAGGGCCCGGTGCCCCGTCATGCCAGCCAGCCGCTGCCCGTAAGCCGGACGGTCCACCGTCCCGGCGTCCATCCGGATCTCCTCCTCCATGTCCTGAATATACAGGCGCGGGTCGATTTCCAGAAAGCCCCGCCCGTCCAGCGCGCAATTCAGCTTGTTCCTGTCCGTCATCCGCCAACCCTCCTCAGCGCGGCGTCCATGGCAATGTTCCGGCTCACCGTCGGCGTCACCAGCATGCCCACCGCCTGTCCGTCCATCTGCACGGTCATGCCCCGCAGGGCCGCGGCCACGGCGCCGGCGTATACCGCCGCATTGTCCCTGCCGTCTGCCATTCTGCTTCCGCTCTCCGCCGTCATCTGTCCCGCCGTCCTGCCCGCGGGCAGGCTCACGGCCTGGCGAAGCGCGGCTGCCGCCGCTTCCCCCACCGTGCCGGCCGCCGCCATCATCCTGTCCCGCATGCCCTCCATGCCGGCGGCCATCCCCTGGATGAACAGCCCGCCGATGCGGCTGCCCGCCGCCGGGGACAGCGTACCGGCAGCGCTTTCCAAACAGGCCAGGGCCAGCGCGCGCAGCGCGGATGCCGCTCCGCCTTGACCAGCCCGCGCCCCCTGCTCCAGCCCCGATGCCAGCGCCTCCGCAGCCGCCGCTCCCTGCTTTTCGTTCATCCGGCCGGTCAGCCCCGCCAGCGCCCGTTCGCCCAGCGCCTCCAGCCCGGGTGCGGCCAGCGTATTTCCCAGGGCCTGCCATTGCGCCTCAATCCGCTGCAGCGCGGCCTGCGCGCCGCTGATATCCATTTCAAAGCTGGCAAACAGCTCTCCCACCTGCAATGCCATCTCCGCTCACCTCCCCCATGGCGTCATTTCCTCAAAAAAAGCGGCTGCCTGCCGCTGTCCCGCCTCCTGCTCCCGGACTGCCTCCCGGGCTGCCCGGGCCGCCGTCGCGCTGCCGGGGGAAAGGTTTCGGGTCAGCGTCATAAACCGCCGCCAGGTCATTGTATCCATCTGCTCCATCAGGTTCATACCGTATTCCCGCAGGAAGTCCGCCTCCAGGGCATCCCACAGATGGAGCAGGTTTATTTTTTTGCGGGCGCATCCTCCCCCGCTGCCGGGTCATCCTCCAGCGTTTCCGCATTTCCCGCCTCCGCGTCCAATATCGCCGTCAGCGTCTGCTCAATCAGCCGGTTCAGCTCCTCCGCCGTCATGCCTGCCCGGCAAAAGCCGTCAATGGCCTTCCGGCCAAACATCGCGTCGCCCAGCTGCATCAGCACCCGGCCGGTTCCCGCCCGATCCTGCTCCGCGTCCGCCCGGGCCAGCAGCACGGGCAGCAGGGCCGGGATGGCCCGCTGCACCCGGTACACCCGGCCGTCCACCCGCACAGACAGGTACTCCTTCTGCTTTTCCGCCAGAAACCTGTCAAAATCCAGCATATCGCCCTTCATCCGCTCAGTCCTCCACCGTCACACGCAGCTCCGCCGTTTTCTGGCCGTTCAGCGTTGTCACCCGGATGGCCGCTTCCCCCGCGGCCAGGGCCGTCACGGCGAACCCCTCCGCCGTCACGTCGGATACCGCCGCCTGCTGCCTGCCGGTCAGCTGAACGCGGAACCGCCGGTTGCTGGCGTTTTCCGGGGCAAACACCACCGCGATTTTTCTGGATGCCTCCCCGGGGCGCATCGTCAGCTCCGTCACCGCGCTGCCGTTTTCCGTCAGGGATACCCCCTGCACCTGCACGTAGGGCAGCATCTCCGCCTCCCCCACCTGCTTCAATTCCCAGGAGCGGCTGTTTTCGGTCTCCTCCAGCTCTGTGTCGCAGCCCGAAACAATGTAATCCGCCGCCATGGCATGGCCGTAAGGGTCTGTAAAGCGGATGGTGGCGTCTCCGCCGCAGCCCGCCGCCGCGGCATAGCTGTCCAGCAGGCTCTGTCCCTCATCCTGTTTGCCCGTGGCCGCATCAGCCACCGGGCGTCCCTGCAGCTTCAGCACCACCGAGCGCTTGGTCACATAAGGCTCCTGCCACAGATCCGTTTCTGCGCTGCCGTCCTGCACCTCGCTTTCCACGCTGCGGCTCATTCTGCGCAGGCCGCAGATGCGCACCCACCGTTCCTCCCCGGTAACCGTTTTGTCCAGTATGGCAATCGCCCAGTCCCGCACGCTGGTGGGACAGCCGTTTTTTCTTCCCCGCATAGTCTCCTCCTGTTCATTCACAGTAACGCACCCGTAAATCGGTGGCGTAAAGCTCCCGCTTTTTTTCGTCCGCGCCCAGGCTCACCGCCGTTGTCCCCGCGTCCACGGCGGCGTCGGCCCCGTCCCCGCCCAGGAACCCGCGAAAGCCGTCCAGCTTATCCCCGATGGCCGCCGCCGTCCCGTAGGCCTCCCGCAGGCTGGCGGAGCGGCAAACCACCCGCACCCGCGCGCCCGCCGCGCTGCCCGGCAGCGCATTGTCCTCGGCGTATACGCAAACGCACGTATCCGGCCTGTCCGGCATGTGCCCCCAGTAAATATTCCCGTCCTGTTCCCCGTCCGCCGCCCGGCCAAAGCCGCTCAGCGCCAGCTGCCGGGCCATTTCCTCCAGCAGGTTCACAGCCTCATCTCCTTTGCCGCCTCCGCCGTCATTTTCTCGTGCACCCGCGTGTCCCCGCAGGCGTTTTCCAGATATTTCGCGCCCCGGCCCGGGGCATGCTTCCATTCCCCATGCTCATGCTGCGCGGCGGCATACTCCGCCGTGTATCCCACGGCGCCCATCAAATCGCCTTCCCTATCGTCCACCCGGCAGGATGCCGCCAGCCGTCCGCTTTTCACCGGCGCCCGGTCATTGGCCGCCCGGGCCAGCACGGACAGCGCCGGCCGCAGGCCCCGGGCCGCCGTCTGGCGCAGCAGCCGTTCCATATCCGCTCCCCGCCAGGTGCATCCGCCCTTTGCCCTCACTGCAGCAGCACCTCCAGGTATTTTTCGCCCCAGCCCTCCAGCTCCCGGCAGGCAATCACCACATACTCCGCTTCGCCGCACCGCACCCGGCTGCGCTCCGCAATGGGCGCCCCTGTGCAGTACAAAACCGCATGGGCCGGAATCTGATCCGCCGTGCCCCGCAGCCCCGCGGTCTGCTCCAGCCGCCGCGCCGCCTGCAGGCGGCACGCCCGGCTTTCCTCCGGGCCCAGCCGCTGCTCCCCTGCCGCCGTGCCCAGCCAGGGCCGTATCACGCACTGCTGCCGCAGCAAAAAATCAATCAGCATCCCCGCTCATCCCCTTCCCTCGGCGCCCCGGTACAGCAGCCCGCTGCGCAGCAGCAGCCCATAGGCCGCCGGGCAGATGTTCTTCACCGTCAGCTGTCCTCCCACCGCGCCGGCATCCGCCTCCACCTGAAAATCCCCCAGGCGAAATCGGGTTACCCCGGGCGGCATCCCCCTGCCTCCCGTGTCCGCCAGCGCCGCCGTTTCGTGCTCGTACTGCAGGCATGCCGCCTGCTCAAAGGCCACCTGTTCCTCCAGGGAAGCGGGCACATTGGGAAAGCAGAAAGCATACAGCTTTTCCCGCACCCGCTCCAGCGCCGCCTCTCTGCCCTCTCCGTCCGCATGAACGTCCATCCGGCCTCCTCCTTCCCGATGGGCCGGAGGGGTTTCCCCCTCCGGCACGCTTTTATTCCTCGCCATTTCCCGGCTTCAGCACGGCAAAGGGATACCGGCTGGCCTTCTCCGGGTTCACCCGGTTCACAGGGTTGGCCAGCGCCCAGCCCGCGCGGAACACCACGCGCAGCGCAACGGCGTCCTGCTGTGCCAGGTTCATCAGCACCTTGCCCGTGCTGTCGGTGATCACCGCTTCCGTCAGCAGCTTGGTGGTAATATCCGTGCGCATGGCCCACACGGCCTGGCTCCAGTCGCCGCCGATCAGCAGCGCCCGGCTGGCGTCCATCACATCGCTGTTGGGGAAGTAGATGTCCGCCCCGTCCAGCTCGTAGGCCGCCCGGCCAAAGAGCCCATCCCGGTACGGCGCCCGGCCGAAGATGGGCAGGCTGTTGCCGTCCACCGCGCCGCGCAGCTTGCTGCGCATGCCGATGGCGCCCACATAGGCAGAGGGCACAAAGCCGTCCTCCTCCACCAGGGCGGCCAGGCCGCCTTCTCCCAGCAGCTGCTGATACAGGGTCTTGCCGCTGTCCAGCGTCACCACGCTGCCCGCAGCCTCCGCGCCGGGCACAATGCCATCCGGGAAGCTGGCCGGCTTGCTGGTGCCAAACAGCACCGCCTTGTCAAAGGCCGCGCCGATGGCCTCGTTGATGCGCGGCATCACATTGGCCCAGATGTCATAATCGCTGTCCGCCAGCACGTTTTCGGGAATCACCACAATGGTGGCAATTTCCTCGGCGGTCAGCTTCACGTTCTCCCAGCTCATATCCGTGGTGGGCTTCAGGCCCGTATCCCCATTGATGAATTCCGCCGTGGGCAGCGAGCGCGCCACGGGAATCGCCCGGGTTTTGCTGCTCATATCCGGCAGCCGGCGCATCAGCCGCATGGCGACGGACTGCTCGGGCACCGCCGCCAGGATTTCCCGGCTGCGCTCTTCGGGAATCAGCACTTCCGCTCCGCTTCTGTCAATCATCTTCAACGACATTTTTCCTCCTCCGCCCGCCCTTTCGGCAGGCGCTTTCCTTTTTCAGTATTTGCCTGCGGCGGCCCGGATGGCCCGGTTCACCGCCTCATGCCCCTGCTCTCCGGCCGGCCGTCCCGGCCTTCCGCCGATGAATCCCGCCCGGCAGGCCGTGGGTTCCGGGTCGGCAAACAGATAGGGGCTTCTCTCCCGCAGCGCCCGGATCTGCTCCTCCAGCCCTGCCAGGTTCCCCGCTCCGTCCTCTTCCAGCGCCGCCGTATCCAGTATCCGTTCGCCCAGGGCCGCGTCCCGGATGTTGGCCCGGGTCAGCGCCTCCCGGATTTGGCCGCTGCGGCGCATGCCCCGGATGGTCTTGTCCCGTTCGGCCACCTCCGCCGTCAGCCGGTCCACCCGCCCCTGCAGGGCGCCGCTTTCCTCCAGCTTTTGCCTGGCCTCGTCCAGTTGGCCGTTCAGCCCGTTCACGGCGGCCTGCAGCTCCTTTCGCTTGGCAATCTCGGCATCCAGCCGGGCCTTGGGCATCCAGCTCCCGTCATTTGTGGCGATCACCTGAAAGCCGTCCAGCCCGCCCAGCTTTTCCTCCACCCGGGCATAGAGCTCCTCCCCCAGGTGCGCTTTGAGCATGGTCATGTCCATCGTGTTTTCTCCTCCTGCATTCGCATTTATAGGCCGGTGCGGCCGGCATATCGCAGTCCGGCGTATGCCCCGCCGGCGGGCAGTATAAAAAGCGGGCGCGGATGCGCTCGCCCTTTACCCCTGTTCTTTCCGGATTTTCTCCGTCTCCTCTTCCACATTTTTCTGCGTCCAGTCCGGATGCAGCATCTTCACCAGCGTCTCGTCGCTGGCTGCCCGGGCAGCGCGCAGCAGGTTCACAGCCCCCGCCATATCGGCAACATCGGCCACAATGGGGTCGTGCAGCTCCACCCGCACGCTGTCGTCCGCATGCAGGGCCTCGTTGCCGTACAGCGCCTTGTCCAGATGCATCACCGCCGTCAGGAAGTCCTCCAGCGGCGCTTTCCAATAGGCCTGCTTTTTGGCATTGGTCGCCAGGCTCTTGCGCTCCAGAATGCGACGCGCCGTGCCGCTCTGGGCATTGCCGCTGATGTCCAGCCCGAAGGTCTGAGGGCTGTACCCCGCCATGCTGATGATGGTGCGCAGCGTGCTTTCGTAGGTGGCGGCATGCTCCTGGGCGCGGATGGAAAACTGGCTGGGGGTAATCTTCATCTCCGCCCCCTCGCCGATATCCAGCGCCACCAGCGTCTCCACGTCCTCGTCAAACTCGTATGTATAGCTGCCCCCGGCAAACATATCGCTGTTCCGGCGCCGCAGGAACTCGGCCGGCACGATCAGGCGGCTTTTGGCCAGGCGGATATCCCGCAGCCAGCTGGTGTAGATCTCGTCCAGGCTGTCCATCAAATCCCGCAGCCCCTCAAAATCGCTGCGTCCCTTGTCCTCTCCGGGCCAGACGCGGCTGGGCTTCAGGTTGGCAATGTGCGCCGCCAGCAGCCTGTCCACCGGCGTGCGCGCCTCGGGTTCCATGCCCAGCGCCGCCAGCGCCTCCGGCTCCTCCGTCCCCAGCGCCGTCTCGTTCCCGCAGTATACCCCGGTCAGGATGCGCCCCGGCTCGTACCGCTCGTATACCCGCCAGGTTTTCCCCGTCCTGCTCTCCGCCCTGAGCACGGTGAAAAAGTGAATGCACCGCAGCGCGCCCAGCCTGTATTCCGGCAGGGCGTCCGCCCCGCGCACCACCTGAATGGCCGGCATATCCATATTCTCCCGGTCGTACCGGCACTTCAGGAATACGTCTCCCGCCGCCGCGCACAGCTCCGCCGCCTCATGCAGCTTGCGCAGCAGCCCGTTGCCCGTCAGGATCGCGTCCAGGCGGGGCAGGCTGTCCTCCTCGGTGTCCCCCTTGCTCTCATCATAAATGGAAAACCGTGGCTCCTCGCCAAAGAGCAGGTTGGCGCCGGTGCCGGCAATGTCCGCCGCCGCCGGCACATGCAGCTTCACCTTGCCGCCCCGCTTCCAAAAGGCCCCCCGCGCCGCCGTGCGGGCCAGCAGCGCGTGCTCCCCGCTGAAGGCCGCCTGATATGCGTCATAGTATCCCCGGCGCCGTCCCTGCAGCTCCTCCCAGGCCTCCCCGGGCGTATAAAACTCCATCATCTCCATACCTTTTTCCTCCATCATCTCCGCAAGTACCGCCAGTACGGATAAAACCCATATTCCGCGCTGTCCAGGCAGTCGATGGGGCAGCTGCCGTCGTCCAGCCGCCGCCACTCCCCTTTTTCAAAGGCTGCCGCGTCCCACACGGCGTTCTGATAGGCGTCCAGCCAGGGCCGCAGATGCTCCGCCACCCGGAAGCGCCCCGCGTTGATCAGCGCCGCGTTGGCGGCAATGCGGCTGTTGATGCCGTCTCCCTTATCGAACGCCCGCACGCTGAACCGGTGCATGCCCCGGCGAATCAGCTCCTCCCGCAGCCCCGCCCGGAACAGCTTGGCCGCGCTGTCCACATACACGATTCCCAGCAGCGGCTCTGTCTTCGCCCATTCCGCCAGCCAGTCCGCAATCAGCCGGACATAGGCATCCTCGCTCATCCGGTCGCTGATGCCCTGCCTGTGATACAGCCCGTCAATCAGATGCGCCTCCTGCCAGCCCTCCGTAAACGCGCACAGCGTGGCCGCGGTGGCATCCGTACCGCCCACATCCACCCCCACGGAAAGCTCGTGGTAGCCCGTGGCGGCAATCTGCCGGCGGGAAATCAGGCAGCGCTCGTCAAACCCGGTATAAATGCGCCCGCTGACCGCCGTGCGCTGCCCCAGGATATCCGCCTTGTACCACACGGAGTCCCGGTCATAGGCGCGCAGCGCCTCCCGTGCGCTTGCCAATGACAGCGACAGGTTGTCCGCCAGGGTGAAGTGTCCGTAGTTGTACCGCGGGTTCCGGCCCGCCGCCCGCAGTGCGTCCTGGTAATTGAGGAAATCCGCATAAAACCAGTGCCGGGGCGGCTTGGGGTTCAAATCCATAAACAGCTTCCGGTCGCTGCTGGCCAGGGTTCTGTCCAGCACCTCCTGCACAAAGCCCTGGTGGCATTCGTTCACCTCGGTGATGTACGCGCTGCCGTAGCTGTTGCCCTTGATCAGCGCCGCGTCGCTGCTGCGCCCGCCCCCGGCGAAGATCACAATCCGCTCTCCCCGGCCGGTGCGGATGAACAGCGCCTCCTTATCCATATACCTGCCCGTGCGGCAGCGCCCGGCAAACAGAAACCGCAGCCCAAACCCGTTGCTGTCCAAAATGTTCATCTTCGCGCTGCCCAGGCTCACCCCCGCCGCCAGATGCAGCCTGTCCGGATGGCCCTCCAGGCAGGCCGCCCAGGCCAGCAGGTTGATGATGTTTTTGCCCGCGCGCTTGCCCCCCTCGGCCACGTTGAGCCAGCAGCCTGCGCTGCGGCGGATATAGCGCGCCTGGTTTTCAGTCAGCGGGGCATACCGTATCGGGCCCTTCATCCGTTATCTCCTCCAGCGTCCTGTCCCGGGCCGGGTGCTCCAGCATGTCGGCATAGGCCTCCATCACCGGCACCAGCTCCTCCCCCGCCTCCCGCAGCGCCTTGCCGCCCCAAATCTCCGGCTTCCTGCTTTTTAGCCAAAACATCTGCGCCGTAATCTTGGGCTCCACGTACACCTGCTCCTCCACGGTCACCACCCGTTCAATCACCTGCTTGCCCTCCCCGGGCCGGTTGGTTTCCTCCTTCACCTTCACAGGCTTTCTTATTTTCATCTTGTATCCGGTGGCCGCCCTGAACAGTGCCCGCTCCACCCGCTCCGTCTGCCTTTCCGCCTCCGGGGCCCTTCGCTTCTCCGTCATCCGCGCCCCCTTTCTCCAAATCAAAAGGACGCTCCCAACGGGCGTCCTTTCGCATGGATACACTATATCACGCTTCTTTTCCCTTGAACAGTGGAGAAACCCCCGACATTCCGCAGACAATCCCGCGAGTTTCCGTTACACCCCCGCCGCCGCCTCTATTTTGGCCATGGCCCGCTGCTTCATCCGCCGCAGGCCGTCCCGGCTGGTGATTGCCGTGGCGGGAAAGCGCCGGGCAAAGGCCTCCAGCACCTCCGCATAGCTTTCGCCCCCGATCACGTGCAGGTCAATCACCAGCCGTTCCCGCTCGTTCAGCGCCGTCCTCCAGGCGTCCACACACCGGCATACCGTATCGCATTCCTGCAGCTCATCCTGCATCCGGCGCAGATCGCCCGCCATCTCCCGGATATACTGGGGCTGATACCCCGAGGCAAACTTCACCGCCAGCCGCGCCGTGGGATTGCCCGGCCCCCCGCCGCCGGGAGTTCCCGGCGCGCGCCCCGGCAGCACGGCGTTTTCCAGCATGCTCTCCTTCTCCTCCGCCAGCTGCCGCTCCGCCAGCGGAATCTGGGCCTTCAAAAAATCCCTGCGGGCGGCGCAGCGCCTGTAATCCGACAGCATCCGGTTCACCAATATTTCCTGCATATTTCCCGCGCACACTCCTTCCATGCGTCCCGGCGGGTCACGCACCGCTCACAGCCCAGTACTTCCCCCGCCTCGTTCTCGTAATGCCATTCACACGCCCTGCCGCACACCGGGCATACCGGTTCTGCTTCCCGGGCCTCTCCGCCAAAGCGCTCTGTCCGCCGAATCAGCGGCGTATCCTGCTCTTTCATGGGCCCTACTATAAGCCGTCCCCCGCCTGCCCGTCAACCAACGATTCTTGACAAATCCGCTTAAAAACTGTACCCTGAGGGCATTCCATTCCAAAAACAGTGAAAGGAACAGAAAATACATGTGGCGAATGCTGATAATTTCCATGTTTTCCCTTTGCCTGCTGGGCGCTGTTTATATCATTTTCCGGTTTCATAAGCTTTCCTTTGTGCAGCGCATCGCCCGCAAAAGCCACCTGCTCGGCTGGCTGGCCTGCCTGCTGCCCCTGGCGGTATCCGCCTGCTTTCTGGCCGTCAACGTATACGCCGCGGTGATCGTATTCCTTCATCTCATCGTCGTCTGGCTCCTTTCCGATGCCATTGGCTTTGTCATCAAAAAGCTGTCCCGCCGCACCTTCCGGCGCTACTGGGCAGGCGCCGCCGCTCTGGCGTTCACCGCCGTCTACCTGGGCGTCGGCTGGTTCTGCGCCCACCATGTTTTCCTCACCCGGTACACCTTCACCACCGATAAGCTCCAGCAGCCCCTGCGCGTGGCCCTGGTGGCGGATTCCCACCTGGGCATCACCCAAAACGGCAAAACCTTTGACCGGGAAATGCAGCGGCTCCAGCAGCACCATCCCGACGTGCTGGTGCTGGCAGGGGATTTTGTGGATGACGATTCCTCCCGGGAGGATATGCTGGCCGCCTGCGAGGCCCTGGGCCGTCTGGAGCTCCCCTACGGCGTCTATTTCATCTACGGCAACCACGATAAAGGCTATTTCCATTACCGCAATTTCTCCACCCAGGAGCTGGACGACGCCCTGGCGCGCAACGGCGTCGTCATCTTGGAGGACGCCAGCGTGCTGCTGGATGACCGCTTCTACCTCATCGGCCGGCAGGACCGCACAGAACGGGGCCGGGCCGACATGTCCGCCCTCACCCAGTCCCTGGATACGGCCAAATATATGATCCTGCTGGATCACCAGCCCAACGATTACGCCGCGGAAGCCGCCTCCGGCGTTGATCTGGTGCTCAGCGGCCACACCCACGGCGGGCATATCTTCCCCGCCGGGCAAATCGGCCTGCTCATGGGCGCCAATGACCGCCGCTATGGCACCGAAACCCGGAGCGGCACCACCTTTGTGGTCACCAGCGGCATTTCCGGCTGGGCCATCCCCTTCAAAACCGGCACCTTTTCCGAAACCGTCCTCATCGACCTTGTTCCCGCCAATCCATAA